CAGTTCATGTCTTCTATACAGACACACCCCTTCGACCACAGAAGGGTACATTTTTATTGAGTAAATGTGAACTCATCTCATTAGAGATCCCGTGCCCCATACCACATAGTGGTAGGCCAACATATTTGTTGCTTGATTTGGGTATTCAAGATTTGATAAGTGGAACCCGCGTTTAAGCAGGCGGTCCCACTGAATAATAAATTCGTGGACAACCAGTCCAAAAGTAACATTGAAAGTCTTCTCCTGCTGCGCAGTAAAATTCATACAATGATGCTGTTGAACCTGTTGAATTCCAACTGAATTCAAAGGCTTCCAATGGAGGCAGAGTCGTATAATCCTCTCTCTTTCCAGGTAGAAACCTATAGTTGCTATAAAATGGCATTTCAAATTCTACAGTAGGATTTATTGCAGATGTTTGATACATTATTCCATTACCTCCATGTGGAGGTGCTGTTGTACTAACACCTGCTGGGAAACTTACAACTACATCCCTTGCTGCTTCTTTCTGATTTACAGCAGCATAACCATTTGTAGTTCCTTCTAAATACCCTGTGGAACCGTATTTCCCACGTCTTTCAACAAAGACCGTGGATGCAACTGATGTATTGTTGGTTCCTAAATGTAATGCCTTCCATCTCACTGAACCTCGCCATCCTTGGTGAGCATTTACAATCCAATGCAACATCACTGTGTTACAGTAATTGTAATCATTGAGAGCTGCAGTCTGATCCACTGCACCAGTAACAAAACCGCGTAAAAAAGGAAACATACACCAGCGTATATAGCTGAGTGTATATGACGTATCGTACAATCCTATAGCACGAAACAGATTATATCGTTTCAATAGTGTACGGAAAGACGATATTGCTTCTCCTGTAAACACTTTATTTATATCAGTGTTATCTTGATAGCCTGGTCCCATATCTAATGTTTGTTCCTGTTGGGGTGCATCAGGTTCTTCAGTGTTTTGGGATTCTGGAACAAGCTCCCCTGCTTGTGTTTCCAATATTCCCATTTGAGCTTCAAGTGTTGGCTTGTATGTATAATACGAGATATTGTCATTTGGGACAAATACTTCAAAATCATCACCCATTGACACATACACATTGATTTGGATATCGTTATTTGCTACACTATTTGGTGTAGTGAGTTCATTTACCACATAAACTCCTATAACACCATTACCGACTGTCTCTGCTGCATATGCTGTTGTTGAATAAACTTCTGTATATGAATCAATTCCTGGGACTAAATGTCTCAAGAGAGTATCTGATTGTCCATTTCCTATTTCTATGGTGAAATCAGTTTTGTCGGCAATATCAATGATGTCAAGGTAATTGGTATTGTATTCATTTGAAGCTATAAAGGCTGGATCATACACAACCTTTATTCTACCCTTATGAAATGCTGATGCAACAATTTGAAATCTGAATTTCATAGTTCCTGTCCAGAAATCAAATGGCAATGCTGCAAATGCACACGCTGGTAGATGATACGATGTGTCCAGTCCTACTGTACTCTCTGCCCAAGTTACAGGTGATATATGAGAGTTCCATAACAGTGTTTCTGGTGCAGTACCGATAGCCCAATTGAAAGTTGTCAAATAACTTTCCCTCTTGGCAATTTCTTTGATATTCATTGTATCAACTGATCCTAATCCTGCAATTCTGGGGTCAATTGTCAGTTCTTGTTTGTTATCTATCGTTAATTTCTGGATAGTATCAGGCACATTCGTCAATGCTAACGAAGATAATGGTGTAGGTTTGAATGGCTCAGGATCTTTAGTGACTGGAGGTCTACAATAACCAAAATGTTTGGCTACTGCTGCTGAAGCATTTGCTATCACTTCAGTGGCCATGGCAAAAGGCCTTATAGCTGGTATTGCAGACATTGCAGTTGCCGCTTTAGCTATTGCAGTGGCGGGTCCAGAAATCATTCCTTTTGTATTAGCCTCTTCAATTTCTCCCATTTGTGGTGTAAGAGTACTTGGCTCGACAGATGTCAAGACCGACATAGACACATCAGTTGCCCAAGCAAATACACTCACTGTCACCACATCCGTAGCACCATTCGCATGTTTCAGGTCATTTATAGACCGTACATACAATCTTCCCATATTCGACCATTCACTCGATGCAATTCTCAAGTAATTGCGGTGATAGAAGAACGGTAATACCATATCTCCTCCAGTGGAAGTTGTAGGATTAAGGAAAATCTTTGGTTGCTGTGAAGCTTGAACAAGATCCTGCGGTACAAGAGCTGCATTTGACGATAAATCATCAAAGGCATCGAGTGGCAAATAGCTCGCCATTGCACGACCATACTGGAATCCGTTCCCATTTATGACAATTCTAATATTAAGTGTTGCCCGCAACAAGGAAAAATTCGCAATACGATTACTAACCCTCGGATTTTCAAAATACAATGACCATGGGTCTATATCGAAAGCCAACGCAGCTCCTGTTCCCCACTCTTCCTCATGAATTTTCAAAGGACGCGAAAAGAAATTTTCTAATGTTGCATCATTTGCATCTTGCAATCGACGAGTGGGATCAGCAACACTGTCAACAGAATACCTATACTCTGGAAGTTGTTGTGAAAACATTACATTCTGTTGCTGAGAATCTCCAGAATATCTCATCAAAGAAACATCTGAAGAAGTGCCCATTTGTTGTTCTAGGCAATTTACATTTTCCACTTTTGTATTTACATTTGTGATTTCAACAGTGGCAATTGAATCATTTGATTGTGTTTTTAAAC